AAAAAGTTTACGTACACAGCTAAAGGAAAGGCTGCCGCTAAGAAGTATGCTAAGAAGACAGGAAAGAAAGTAGCTGTTAAGAAGAAGTACTAATGGCTAGCAAGTCAAATATGGCATGTAATAAGCCCCGACCTTCTACCAGACCTGGTAAGAAGCGAATGGTAAAGGGTTGCGAGGGGGGCAAGGAGAAGCTTGTCCACTTTGGGGCTAAGGGATATGGTCACAACTACTCATCAGCCGCTAGGAAGAGTTTTAAGGCTAGGCACAAGTGCAGCAGCAGAAAGTCTAAGCTTACAGCGTCCTATTGGGCGTGTAAGAACCTATGGGCTGGCAAGGGAGGCTCTACTAAGTCATCACCAAGCTCACGTAAAGGAAAATATTAGTATCTTTGTAAAAAACTAAGTTATGAACAAGTACCAAGACAAAAAATCGGCTATGGATGATTACTCTCACGAGAGAAAATTACGAATAGACGGTAGATACGAGGCAGCACACGGAAAGATGAGAGCTGCTAAGAACGATTTTGACCACGCACATGCACTAAAGAAGGACGCACACTACGACAAAGAGTCACGTTCACAGTTTAAGGGACACGTACACGGTAGGTTTAAAAGATAATATGCCATTTAAGAAGGCGAATAGAGGTAAGTGTAGGGGTAAGTATGTAAGCCCAAGCGGCAAATGCTTTACTAAGAAGCAGGTATCGCTTTATTATGCTACCGATGGAACATTTAAAAAAAGTAAAAAATAAATAATTATGAAAAAGCAAGGTTACAACGCAAGATTAGATGAGTCTCTAGGTGGAAGACATAAAGGGAAGCACAAGCAATCATTAAAAGACAGAAGAGATGAGTCTAAGGGTATGTCTAAGAAGATGTATGGTCACGCCTATGGTGCAGACAAAGGTATGAGTTACAGAGTTTCTCAGCCACTAGCTACTAGTCCTAAATCAAAATAAATATAAAAAAAATGGCATTACCAACAAAAAAACCAGCTTCTGGAAGAACTAAGTGTCCACTAAGCCCTATAAAAGGAGCTGATGGCAAAAACCTAAGAAAAGTAATGGTGGGTGGGAAATGTGTTAACCCTACCACAGCTAATCAGAGAGCTTCTCGTGCAGACCAAATGAAAGCAGATAAGTTAAGACAAAATAAAGCAAGAGGTGCTTCTGCTACCGCAAAGGCTGCTGAAAAATCAAGAGAAGACGCTAGAAAAAGAGGTGCTCAAATATAATAAATATTTTTTTGTAACCTTTTCTGAATTGCTGCGTATAGGTACTATATAAACCAAAAAAAACGCACAATGAAAAAACTAGCACTATTACTTACTTTATTTTCTTTTTTAACTACCCACTCTCAAACAAGTGAATTAATTGTGGAGCCCACAAGAGCTACCAAAAGAGCTTGTGTTAAGGGAGATTATAAATCATTAGAAAAGTATTTGACTAAAATAGACCAGAAAAGAGAAGTATTAGAGAAGTATGTTCTATATACTAATATCAAACAACAGGACTATAACTACATCATAAAAGATATCGACTCAGATATTGAATACTATAAAGGTGTTTCATACGCATTAAATAAGATACTTCACCCTTACATTAAGGTTTCATATTATGTAAACGCTAAGTATACAGCCCTAACACAGTATTATGATAATGGTAATCAAGTAAGTGTGTTTATTTTTGGGGATTCACCTCAGCATTGAACTGACGGATAGCGTGACGATAGATTCTATCGGTAGAGTTACAGGTTCGGTTATTAAATATAGGGTTCCTTCTAGCTGTCTCAGCAATCTTCTCCTCACCGTTTAGCTTCTTATATACCGAAATTATAAACTTTTTAGTCTTATATGACACCTCATATAGGGCTTTTTCATGGTTTATACTCTTTCTCCACTTATTAATCCACCCCTCACGAAGTAGCTTATTAAACCTATCCTTGTTCCATGACATTAGTGAGCCGTAGTTCTCACACTGGACCCTGGTAAATAATCCCTCGCTGTGGAGGAATAATAGCATATCTAGGTCAGCGGTGGTGATTCCATACTTTTTTTTAGCCCAGTATCTTACAATCCTCCAAAACTTCAGGTAATCATACTTAGGGTCCTTCCTATCGTATATCTCTGGAGCTGGTCTAGGTCTCTTCTTTTTATATATTACAGGTACTTGTCTCATAATCCCAAAGATAGAAATATTATTCTTATCTTTGCCTTATGAAGTACAAAAGTATGAGAAGTCGTGGATTGGGTGACTCTGTAGAAAAGATTGCTCGTGCGACAGGAATTAAAACGATAGTAGAAAAAGGAGCTAAGGCTATGGGTAAAGACTGTGGGTGTAGTAAACGCCAGAAAACTTTAAACGACCTTTTTCCTTACAATAAAAAATAAAAAATGGCATATCAAAAATTACAAGTAAGTAGAGCAGCGGTAGTGGTTCCGTCAGACACGTTGAACATACCCTCACTAGCTAGTGCAACAACTATTAATAACGGCTGTGTACTGTACATTGGTACAGCTGGAGATTTAAAGGTTATGACAGCAGGTGGCGACATTGTTGAGTTTATTGGTGTATTAGCAGGAACATTCTTGCCTGTTCAGGTGGTTAGAGTTTTTGCAACAGGCACAACAGGGGCGGCAGCTACAAATATACTAGCTCTCTGGTAGTATGTACATAGCTATCGCAAATAGTGTAGGTGCGTCTAGTAGGGCATCTGGGGGAGTTAGACCAACTCCATTTTCTAATGTATATTCCTGTGCCTTCGATGGTGTTGATGACTACTTAGAAGGTGGAGATGTTCTACATAATGATGGACAAACTCCGATGACATTGTCAGCTTGGGTAAATGTTTCTACTAATGGTGATTTTCCTATTGCTTCAAAGAAAAAAATAAGAGGTGCACCTGGATATCTAATGCAAGGTTGGGATATTACTCTTGATACATCGGGAGCGTCTAAAAACAAACTGACGTTTACGTTAATAGGTGCAACGTCAGGTAGTGTTGGAATTGGTAACATATCAGTAAAGGCAAATGGTTTTGATTTTAATGATGGTTTATGGCATCACGTTGTAGTTACCTATGATGGCTCAGAAAATGCAAGTGGAGTTAAGTTTTATAAAGATAGCGTTGAAGATACGAATATTCAGACTTTGCAAAACACCTTTTCTGGAAATTCACCAAACGTACCTTCAGCAAATTTTAAAGTAGGTACAAGATATAAATATGGTGGAAGTAATTTCTACAATGGTTATCTTGATGAATTAGCAATATGGGATGATACGGCTATAACTCCTGCTCAAGTTGTTGAAATTTATAATTCGGGAGTACCTAATAATTTAAATGATTTATCTACACCTCCACCTTCTTGGTGGCGAAATGGAGACCCTAACGGACAAGCAAGTTTTCCTACTATAGTAGACGATGGCAGTAATTCAAATAGTGTTGAAATGACCAATATGACTGACACAGATATCGAAACAGAAGTGCCATAAAAAATTAATAAAATGATAAAAGCATTTGCAGAAACATATAGTATAATTAAGATTGAAGATTTAACTCTAATAGATTTTAATGAAGTATTTGAAAAATCACCACAAACATTAACTAAAAGTGCAGCTGAAAGTTTATTTGTAATTAAATACAATGTGGAACCTTCCTTTATAGCAAGTGGTGAAGTCATACCAGAGCAGATTTTAACACATTCAGAGTGTTTTGATTTAATGTACACAAGTGCTTGGAACCCAGAACCAATAATAATTTTAAAAAGTGCTAAATGAACTTTAAGTAAAAAAGAAAAACGAAAGAAACGTAAGAAACGAAAAAAAAGAAGGATGCGTAGAAAACGAAGAAATTTATTATAAAAATGGCAGACAGAATAGATAAACTAATTGAGGGTCAGATTAAGATTCAAACTAAACTAGAGTCTATGGAAGATAAGACTAATGACCAAGAAAAAAGAATCAGGTCGCTTGAGACTAAGTTCTGGACAGCGTTAGGCACATTCTTTGTTGGAATCGGAACCTTTATTGAGGGATTATTTATGAAATAAATATGAAGAAACTACTCCTACTACTACTTATATTTCCAATTTTTATTAACAGTCAAGTTACGTTACTAATGCCTAACGATGGTTTCTGGTACACCTACACTACTGACGATGCTATTCTCTACGATGATGGAGGATTAAATGATTACGCTAATGATGGGTTAGGGGCTTTGACCATATATCCAGTGATAGGAACAGTAACAGCTAATGTTGGGTTCTTTGATGTAGAATTTAATTCTACGTGTGGGTGGGATGTTTTTGAGGTGTATGATGGGGATGATTTTAGTAATCTAATAGGAAGCTATTGTGGTACTAGTATTCCAACCACCTTTCAATCTACACACCCTACGGGAGCACTTACTTTCTTTTGGTCTACTGATGGGAGTGTTACATTCCCAGGATTTGAAATAAGGATAGGTAACTTCAACATGTCTTTACCTATAGAGTTAATATCTTTTACCGCTGGATATAATGGTAGTTATGTAGTAATTGACTGGAGTGTTGCGGCACAGATTAATAATGACTATTATGAGGTTCACAGAAGTATAGATGTGGAGAATTGGGAAACAATATCTACTATTGAGGGTGAAGGAAACAGTAACACTCAGATGGATTACAGAACGATAGATGAAACCCCTCTATTAGGTGTTTCTTATTATAGATTATCACAAACAGATTATGACGGGACTACGGAGAGTTTTTCACCCATATCGGTAGTTATTAAACCAAAAAGAAAGGAATTAGTTAAAATATTTAATATCTTTGGACAAGAAGTAAACCACAATTACCACGGAATTGTTTTTAAATTATACCGTGATGGTTCGGTAGAAAAAACACTAAACAATGGGAGATTTAACTAAAAATTTTAGCAAGTCAGAGTTCAACTGCAACTGTGGATGTGATATGCCAGAGGATGTATTTGATAATGTAGATGTACACGCACAGAACCTACAGACAATTAGAGATTTCTTTAATTCTTCAGTAGTTATAAACTCAGGGTACAGATGCCCTAGCTACAATGCTAAGGTGGGTGGAGCCTCAAAATCTCAGCACATGACTGGCAATGCTAGCGATGTGGTTATATCTGGATACACAGACAGTGAGGTTGCTGACATAATTGAAGGATTAATAAGAATAGGGGCTATTGACGAGGGTGGATTAGGAAGGTATAACACATTTACCCACTATGACCGAAGGGGTACTAAGGCTANNTGGGACAACACTTAAAACAATAACTATGAAAAATAGATTATTTTCAAACTATGTGACTACAATTTTAGGATTACTAATAATAATCTTTTGTGGTACTATGATTTTTATGGAAAAAGCCACTATTGAGGACATGTCAGGGTGGATGACCACAGGTTTATTATTTTTACGTTCAAAAGATTCTTTAATTGCGTTACCGAAGTCTTAAAATATTTATTATCTTTGCAGCCGTTTTAGTAGGATGTACTCCACAGAAAAGGTTGAATAGGTTAATTAAAAAAAACCCTTATTTATTACAAATGGATACCATTAGAATTATTGATACCGTAGTTGTACCTGAGTACACCCATGATACTACAACATTTATACAATATCATGACAGTGTAACGGTAATTAACAATGAACGAATTAAAATCAAATATTTCTACGACACGCTTCGAGAAACAATCCATCATGAGTACACATGCTATGGCGACACGGTTTTTTCGGAGAAAATTATACCGTATGAGAAAATCGTTATACAGGAGCTTACTTGGTGGCAAAAATATGGTAGCGTAGTAATGATAGGGGGGTTCCTATTGTTGTTCCTATTAATACTAAAGAAGTTTGGTAAACTATTGGTATAATTTCTTAACTTTGTAAAAAACTAATCACAATGGCAAAAATAAGTACATACGCAACCGCAACACCAGCATTAACGGATATGGTTCCAGGAACAGATACTGGAGAAGCTAACGCAACAAAAAACTTTACCTTTGAGGCGATAAGAGATTTCATTAGTGGTCAACACGCAGACGTTACAAATGTCCCTGCGTCCGCTGGCTCAACAGGGGTTGCTGGACAATTAGCGGTAGATGCAAACTACTTATACGCATGTGTTGCTACTAATACGTGGAAAAGAGTAGCTATTGCTGGTTGGGTTTAATAAATTAAAATAAAATAAAATGGAAAAGATAAAAAAAGTAGTTACATCACCGTTATTCTTATCAGCAGTAGCTGGTGGAATAGGATTAGCAGTATTAATTAAGGGTGATATATTATATGCTGGCATCGCATTTGGTGTAGGTATAAGAGAGTTCTTACTAGCGTTCAAGGACGTAAAATAATCAAAATAAAATATAATGGAAAAGAAAATGACCCAAGAGGAAGTTGACCAGCTGCGTGAACTTCAAAAGAAACTATTTGACGCAAGACTAGACCTAGGAGATGTGCAGGTAGCAATTTCAAGATTAGAAACAAAAAAGAAATCCTTAGTATTTGACGTAGAAACCACTTCAGCAGAGTTAGGTAAGTACCAGGATGGTCTTAATAAGAAGTACGGTGATAAGAAAGTAAACCTGGAGACAGGTGTATTGTCGTAATGATTAGAAAGATATCTATAGGGGCTGATTATAAATCAAGTGCCATGCATTATGTTGTGGGACAGGATGTGCTGGGTGGTAGTCATAAAATACATCACATAAGACAAGAATCTGATAATAGTATTAGGGTTTGGGTTTTAAAAGGAGATGAGGTTTATCTCTGGAAAGAATTTAACGCTAACATGCCTATATCTATCGAGTATAACATAAACTTTTAAGTAATGGAAGAAACAGAGTTAAAAATGAGAATAGAGAAGTTAGAAAAACTTTTAACTGGCGATATGATGCAGGACATGGATGTTAAGGACGAGATTCATAACATTGAAATGGAATTAAGCGGCACTAAACCTACAGACTCACACTTTGACTGCATTGGTTGTGGTTCATGAGGTCTACCTTTCAATTCTTAGTAAAACCAGTAGACGGTAAGAGATATAGTCACACTAAAAAGATAGGTGATAAAGATTTTATTGTTAGCTCATCACAAGAGGACCATAAGGCAACCAATAGGTTTGCTGAGGTACTATCTATTCCTATAATGTACGATGGAGAAATTAAGGTGGGAGACACACTACTTGTACACCATAATGTATTCAGAAAGTATTACGACATGAAGGGTAGGGAAAAGAGTGGACCCTCTTTCTTTATGAATGACTTATTCTTAATAGATTTCGACCAGTTTTTTTTATATAAAACAAAGGACGGATGGAAGGCTCCATCTCCCTATTGCTTTGTAACACCTATAGACAAGAAAGAGTCGTTATTAAAAAATAAAGATATAGAGCAGGAGCTAATAGGAAACATAAGATACGCTAATAAAGATATGGTGTCTATGGGCTTAAACGAGGGTGATTTAATATCATTCCAACCAGAGAGTGAGTATGAGTTTAATGTAGATGGAGAGAAGATGTACAGGATGTTTACAAAAAATATTTGTATATTACTATAATGGACATTAAAAAAATCAAGGAAGAGATTATAGAAGCTGGTGAATTAGCTGTTAGGCAGCTGGTAAAGGTTGCCAAGGAAGAGATTATAAAGCCAGACCCTGATGACGAGTTAGCTGCTGATAGGTTAAAGAATGCAGCCGCTACAAAGAAGCTCGCTATTTTTGATGCCTTTGAGATTTTAAATAGAATAGAAGCAGAAAGAGCTATGTTAGAAGAGAGTGGCTCTAGCACAAAAAAAACATCTAGTGGTGGATTCGCAGAACGAAGGTCAAGAAAATCTTGATTTACATAAGGTAATAAAGTTAGATGTAACCACATCTACTATAACTACTAAAAACAAGGCTAAGAGCTGGAAGTATGGTTATAACGAGAAGTATGACGTTGTAATTATTTCTAAGGACGGTACACTAGGAGATGTCTACGAGATAAACGGATTAAAAATAGGTCTACCTAAAGCACCTACTGATTTAATAAAGGGTAACAATAAGTGGGTGGCTGATAACTACCCAAAAGAACTTAGCAAGATAAGGACAATTTTTGATTGGAACAAGCGAGACAACCTTTTTAAGGATAAATGGGTTGATTATATAGAATCAGAGTTCGATAGAAGAGAGGAGGGGTATTGGTTTGTAAATAATGGAAACATTACCTACCTGACAGGCTCTCACTATATGTATCTACAGTGGACTAAGATAGATGTTGGAAAACCCGATTTTAGAGAATCTAATAGATTATTCTATATATTCTGGGAGGCTTGTAAGGCTGATTATAGAAGCTTTGGTATGTGCTACCTAAAGAACAGGCGTTCAGGGTTTTCTTTTATGGGTTCTGAGGAGTGTGCTAATATAGGGACGATATCCAAGGATTCTAGAATAGGTATACTATCTAAAAGTGGTAGTGATGCTAAAAAAATGTTTACCGATAAGGTAGTTCCTATAACACTTAATTACCCATTCTTTTTCAAGCCCATACAGGATGGTATGGATAGACCTAAGACTGAGCTTGCTTTTCGTGTTCCAGCTAGTAAGATTACTAAGAAGAACATGTACAATACAGAAACTGATGATTTAGATGGTCTAGATACTTCGATTGATTGGAAAAACACAGACGATAACTCATACGATGGTGAGAAGTTATTATTATTAGTACACGATGAAAGCGGTAAGTGGTTAAAACCAAATAACATACTAAACAACTGGAGGGTTACTAAAACATGTCTTAGGTTAGGTAGTAGAATTATAGGTAAGTGTATGATGGGTTCTACATCTAACGCTTTAGATAAAGGTGGTGATAACTTTAAGAAATTATACGAAAGTTCTAGTCCGTTTGAAAGAAATAACAATGGACAAACAAAGGCAGGCTTG